TAGTACAGGCTATTCTGTCGAATGATTGTCCTATGACTCAGGGCTTGAAAAAATTTTTGATTTTTTTCAAAAAAGCTATTGACAAGTGTTTTATGACGTGTTATAATTAGGTTAATATAATTACCCTATTGGGAAATACAATATATTTAGAGGGAAATATATATAATCATGTTTTGTCGAAAGGAGGGGGAGATTATGATTTGCTCATCATTAAGAGCAGATATCGAATTAGCTGATGAATTTGAACACACTATTGATTCTGTATGTTCAAAAATAATAATTGGTTCTGGTGGTAGTGGAATCAAGTCTTATTTATCAAATGCAATTAATAAACGCTGGCTTGACATTGGATACGGTAAAACCACACAAAGAAGTATTGAATATTGCTGTGTATATGTTATAGTATTGAAAACAGAATCTAAACTGCAAACACCAGTTTTTGAAGACACCCCTTTGTCTTTGTTTGGGATTACACATAATAGATGTCTCAGTAAACGTGAAACGCCCACCAACTCAATTCCAAGAATAAAAATAACATTCGACTTTTTTTCAACAAGTAATACTCAACAGCAGAGAAATCCATGCTATAAAAATAACATTTACCAAAAACACTCTCAAGTTAAAACACAGTCTTATTGCGGTTTGCCAATTGTGTTATGTCGTTCGAGAAAGTTTGCGGTATGGAAGTGGCACCTCAGCCGTTTCCAACAGCACAATCGCTGTAGAAATTTTGCGGTGTTCTTTAAAGGCACCTCTTGCTTTCACGGTCAATGCACAGTACCTTGAAAATTAAATAGTCCGTTGAGAATAAATGAACCATAAGGAGTTTGATTTATGAAATTTTTGCTGTTCATTTTTGAGTTGTTAGTGGATATCTTCTCCTCAGATAACTTGTTTTTCAAAATTGTTGGCTTTATATTGGTGCGTATATTAAAGTGTTTCTTTAAGAAACGCAACAATAAATGCGACCACGAGGTGATACATGATAACGAAATTGAAAACCCAAACGAGGGAAATGAGGAAAATGAAGAAGAATTCGACGACCATCCCAAAAAAGAAGATTAATTGATAGCGAGCTCCTTGCTAATGCGAGGTGCCTGAGCTCGGAGCTCGTCTTTCTATAACTTCAGTAATACTCAACGGAATATTAAGAAGTATTAGCATATTCGCATTAGCCAGTGACTATACTTTAGTGATAGATTACAACTATGCGTTCTATGCTTACAAAGGAGGAATAGTGAGAATTAAATGAATCAAGTCTTAAAACTTTTGCGAATAGCAAATGGGTTGTCGGCAAAGGAAATGGCTGAAAAATTAGAAATATCACAGCCCTTCCTAAGCAAAATTGAATCTGGCAGTAAAAAACCATCAAGAGTGCTGATTCAAAAGTATAGTGATACTTTAAAAGTAAAAGTATCTACTATAGAGTTCTTTGACGAAGAACGTGCGGGGAATAATCTCGACTACCAAAACTTGTTGCTTACGATTCTCGAGAAAATCTGTAATCGCAAAAGAAAAACAGAAAGGAGGAATAAACCGCCCAAAATGTAAATGCCATTCTAATGGACAAGCAAGGCACAAACACCAATCACCAATTCAATGCACAATAATAGTGTACCGCTCGGGCAACTCGGGAGGCGGCTAAGAAAGTATCCCGACATTAAAAAACAAGTATATCTACGCAAATCACTATTATAGCATAACACCGTCAGAAATTCAAGTATTTTGAAACTCATGTAACATAATACACAATATGTTACTTTGGGGAGGTTGACTGTGACGGATGTGGTGGTAACGGTGGACAAGGTGGTAATGGCGGACAAGCTCGTAATGTTTTCAAGAAAACGCCAATTTACCAACTCGTGATAATCAATCAAAACGCACTCGCACAATTAATGGTGGTAACGGAGGTTGTGGTGGTAATGATGGTAACGGAGGAAACGTAAAACAACCAATCCCAAAATACACACCAAGAAAGGAGGAAATGTTATATGTCATCAAAACACGTTGTTCGTTACAGGTTCGCAGATGAATCTAATTTACGACAATCTCGAAAACGAAATCTGCGTAGTGGGTTGGTGGTGTGGTTTCAAAGGCAGACAAATCAGCACCTCTTACGTTCAAAAGCTGATTGCCGAAAAACAACACAATGGCAGAAAAAACAAACGAAGGCGGCAACGAAGTAAATGTTGGTAACAGAAAACGTCAACTGAAAAATTGCTTATTGGCAATGATTCGCAAGCGACAATGCTTTACCTTTATGTGAATCAACATGAAATGGTCGGTTTCAATGGAACGCTCATCTAACACAAACAAACTATGTGCATTGTTACCGATAAAGAAAAACTCCCGCTCCGAATTAACGGAGTGGGAGTTTTTTATTTTACATAACAAAACGCCGTTGCTTTTCCTTCCTATACCTCATTAAATCCATGCCTACCATGGGGCGACAAGTAAAACATCAGACATTTTTGACGGACCTATCGGTTCCGCCTCTTGAATGGTGTGAATTATTTTTCTTTGGCAAATCTCCTCAATTTGCTCACAGAAATTTTCCGACTCACCAAAACGCGTGTCGGTTGAATAAGCGTTTTCTGACATTATCGGGATAATCTCCGCCTTAAAATCGGAGAGTTTTTTCATTTGAGCAATAGTCGCTGAAAAAGTACAAAACGACCCGGTTAAGGCAAATGCAATTTTCACCCCTTCAAGCGTGCTGTAAATATTGTTATTTTTTTTCATAATCATTTCCACCTTTCTCCGCTATAATGTTTAGAATCGTGTCAGCGATGATTTCCCCAGAGGTCTATATATAGGGCAACTATTGAAAGGGCGAAAAATGTCGATAATCCGCACGGTTAGTGCGTTTGACTGGCGTCGAAATTTTTTGTTGCCGAGGTTATTCAGGGGCAACTCTCGAAAACTGAAAAAATGCCAAAAACGTCATAAAACCGCTTGAATAGTGCATTTAACGGGTGTTAAACAAAATCGGATAGTATCCCTATTACTGCCAATAGTGTCACCTATTACTGCACTTTTTGAGAAAATGACGAATAATATCGACAGTTATTGTCAATTATTGAAAGTAAGGAAATCAGCAACAAATCGGCTTAAAACCAACTCCGCCGTTCTGAAAAAAATCAGAGCGGCGGAGTCTTGATGAGGTTAGGTTTATGATGACGGTTTTTGTCGATACAAATATCGTTTTAGATGTGTTTTTAGAAAACGAAGGCTTTTGGCAAGATGGGTTAAAAATATTCGTCTTGCAGAGCAAAAGAAAATATGTGCCTGTATTTCAGCCTCAAGCATGACGGATTTTCTATCTGTTCCCTCACCCCAACCACATATACATATACACTTTCAACAGTCGTGTCAGTCGCTCGAAGTCTTTGTCTGAATCAGCCTCGGCTTGCACATAAGTGTTTGATATTTCTTTTCGGTAATTGTCAATTTGAAGAAGTAGTTTATCTGTCATAATTTGGTCGGGGCTGACCGCTAACTGTAGTCTGCCATTTACAAATTCAAAGTAACCTTCTCGTGGGTCTTTGCCGCTTTCCTTGCCAACCCAACCGTCCCCTTGTGCAACGAAATCGCCGCTGAAACAAGTTCCCTCTGTATCTTTTGTGACAAGACTTTTATATTTTGGATATCGTTTTTTAACCTCTTTACGGCGAAAATCTAAATAGCCATCGGGATTTTTCATGCGTTTTAAGATTCTGACAGTTTCTCTTGCGGCGGCAACTTTGCGTTCTTTGTAGTGTTTCTCGGAAATGCCGTACTTTTCTTCTGTCGGAATATAATCATTCAAATGTGCAATCATCACAGAAAGAAGTCCATCATAGCCTTTCCACGGACGTAAATCATACAATGTCCCATTCCACTTTATGTGATTGCGAATAATATATTTCAAGTCATAATAATCATCGGTAATAGTCTGCCACTTTCATTTAAAGCGTGTTTTCAGACTTATTTTTTTCTTACTGTTTTCATTGATGTAATCAAACATATCGTCATGCATTGTTCCGATATGTTCTGAAATAAATGTCGGTTTCGATTTGTTCTTTTTGGGGTCAGATAAACCGAATTTCTTCCACATTTTAGGGTCTACAGGCTGTGAATGTTCTAACATATTATTAACTCCTTTTTTGATATTTTTAATCGTTACCTGTTTGCAACTGACAAAAATTTAATGTCTGCTTTATCGAGAAAAAAGAACATAACCCCCGAAGATTTAAAATATGGTAACGATATTTATATACAGATTCCCGAACACCTACTGCGACAATGGAAAAACTTGTTGACGTTGATTGTCAACCAATTCTTGACATACTTTGAGAAACGCCACGAAAAGAACGCACAGCCTATTTTGTTTCTGCTTGATGAATTCCCCCGACTTGGCAAAGTAAACGCAATGCTTGACGGTTTAGCGACCTTACGGAGTAAGAAAATATGTATATGTTTAATCGTTCAGAGTTTGGCACAGCTTGACATGATTTACGGAGTGCATGAGCGGAAAGTTATATGCGACACTTGCAGTTACAAAGCCGTTTTAGGGGCAACAGATGCCGACACACAAGAATATTTGAGCCGATTAGTCGGAACATATGACAAATCTATGACTTCCTACGGAACACAAACAAGCCCTTATTCTCTCGTTAGTTCAACTTCAACAAGTACCCATGATGTAGAAAAACGCATAATCAAGCCCGAAGAATTTGGGCAGTTGGAAGATATTGTCTTATTAACTCAAAACGGCATGAGCAGAGTGGAAAAAACACCGTATTACCTTGATAAACAATAATGTTTGCCTGTCAGCTCTCTCATTGTAACGCAGAAATCCACATTGTAAACCCTCAAAAATAATTAATGCTTGGAAAATCGGGCGTTAATTTTTTTTGACCCTAAAGGGCTAAAGGGGTTGACAATGCGGATTTATGCGTTTGCGGGAGTTTGCCGACAGGCAAAAATAATTTAACCGAAAGGATAAAAAATCATGAAAACTTATTTTAACCCTGCACCAAAGACCCTCGAAGAACTCAAAAACGCATATCGCAACTTAGCGAAAAAATACCACCCCGATAAGGGCGGTAACAAAGAGGATATGCAAGCGGTTAATGCCGAGTATGACCGACTTTTCCCGAAATTAAAAGACATTCACACAAACAAAGACGGCGAAACCTACACAAAAGAAACAGCCGAAACGCCCGATTATTTCAAAGACTTAATCAATGAGTTAATGAAGTTTGAGGGCGTTGTCATTGAGGTTATAGGCTCGTTCGTATGGTTAAGCGGAAACACAAAGCCGTATAAAGAGCAAATAAAAGCCTTAAATTTCAAATGGCACACTAAAAAATTCGTGTGGTATCTCGCACCGCAAGACTACCGCAAGCGTAGCCGTAAAAACTACGAACTTGACGAAATCCGCAATATGTACGGTACAAGCGGGGAAATGAACAGCAAGGGCATGACTAAAATTGAAGAGGTGGCACAATGAACATAATCAAAAACAATAACGGCTCGAAATACTACCTCATAGGTACAGAATATGACTACAGCCTGTTAAAAGGTTGTAGTCATAGTCAATTTATTGTGGCATGGAAGTTGCACGAAATCGGAAACGGCTTGCATGAGTGGGAACAAGGGCATTACTTCGATAATATCAGTAGTGCTTGTGATTGTTTTTCGGTAAAAACTTCACCTTTTGACCCGCCTTATATAGTTTTGGGTTGAAAGTTTTTAAGGGGTGGAAACGCCCCTTAAAAATCACTCTTAAAAATCACTTGAAAATGATTTTTTGTAAAGTATTGACAATTGACGAAAAATCGGTTATAATGTCGCATAGATAGAGGGGTTTGTTTTTCTTGGGCTTTTTATAAATGCGAGATTTCCTAAGCAGCTCTCGAAAGAGGAAGAGAAAAAGTGTCTTGAAAGAATTGCGTGCGGTGACCACGAGGCGCGAAACAAGCTAATCGAGCATAATTTAAGATTAGTGGCTTACATAGTGAAAAAGCTTTATCCCGATTCAAAAGACCAAGATGAATTCGGATGCTCTTGGCGATAAGAAACCCGCCTTTTTTCGACATTTGACCCGATATTAGGTTGCGAATTCGGATGCTCTTAGCGATAAAAGTTTAAGCTTTATTCGCTCTTCGCCTCTGCGTTTTCGCTTTGTCCCCAAGATTGCTCCTTGATGAACCGAAAGTGGATTTCAACTTTCTGCTTTCGGTTTTCGCCTTTACCCCGATTGCTCGGTGAGTGGACTACGATTTTGTCAATCAAGTCAATGATAATTTCAGATGAGAGTTCCGTGATTTCAGTGTATTTACTGACAAGTTTGAAAAAACGCATGGTGTCATCAGCCACATCATCTTGCTCCGAAAGTCGGGTTTGTAACTCTGCAATCCTTTCTTTTACAATTTGTTGTTCTGTTGAGTAGGTTTCGGAAAGCGAAACAAATTGTTCATCAGAAATTACCCCCACTGCATTTTGTTCAAAGAGTTTCTGAAAAAGCAGATTCAGTTGTTGTTGTCGCTTTTGGTAGTTGGTGAGTTCGGTTTGCACTTGGTTTTGGTCATTTCCAACATTTTTCGCCGCAAGTTCCTCTGCGTATTTCGCCAACTCCTCCTTGTGTTCATTGACAAACTGCACATTCTGTTGAATCTTGGTAAGAACAATGTTGTAGACATTCTCATACTTAATGTAGTGATTGGTGCAGTATCGTTTTGCGTGATGGCGGTAGCGATTGCATTGGTAACCGAATGTCGGCTTGCCATTGGTCGGGTGAAGGCAAGTAAGGCTCGTTCCGCAGTCGGCACATTTTATAATGCCAACGAAGATGTTCACAAAGCCATGCTTGTTGGGTTCACGCCGTTTAGCCTTCAACGCTTTATTGGCGAGGTCAAAGGTTTCTTGGTCTACCAAAGGAAAATGCGTGTTTTCAACTTTTATCCACTCCTCTTCGGGTCTGATGACCATTTTCTTGCTCTTGAACGATTTTGTCGCTCGCTTTTGAGAAATCATATGTCCGAGATAAACCTCATTCCTCACAATGGCTCGCACGGTTGACGGACACCAGTCACATTCGCTTGTGTAGAGTTCACGAAATCCGATGTCATACGTCCTTTTGTTGTAGACGCTCGGGGTTACAATCTGCTCTTTTTGAAGGGTATGTGCAATGTTGTATGCCGAATTTCCGCTTGCCGCCATTGCAAAAATTCTGCGGAGAGTTCCTTGTGTTTCGTGGTTTGGGATTAACTGGTATGTGTTTTCGGGGTTCTTCACATACCCGTAAGGTGCTACCCTTGCAATATACGCACCTCTGTGTGCTTGAGCTTTGTACGCAGAGCGGATTTTTTTGGAAATATCACGAGCGTAATACTCGTTAATGATTGACTTAAACGGCATTATTTCGTTTTCGCCTTTGTCGCTGTCTATGCCATCATTTACTGCAATAAAGCGAATGTCATTTTCGGGAAAAAACATTTCGGTGTAATAACTCACCATCGCATTATGTCTTCCAAACCTTGAAAGGTCTTTGCACATAACAATCCCGACTTTTCCTTCGTTTATGTCGTTTAACATTCGCTTAAGAGAAGGGCGTTCGAAGTCAGTTCCGCTCCATCCGTCATCCACATATTCGTCAAACAAGTTGAACCCATGTTCATCGGCATATCTTTGCAGAATAACCCTTTGGTTTCCGATGCTGTTAGATTCAGCATCACCTCCGTCATCACGGGAAAGCCGCAGATAAATTGCGGCACTATTTATTTGTTGCCGTTTTAGCATTTCTACTCCTTTCGTTTCGGCAACAAAAAGCCTTTATATCGCTATTTCATTATACCATAAAGGAGCGAAAATTGCAAGCGATATATGCCGAATACCACTGGATAATAATGGTTTGGTTTTAATAATTTCCACGTTCGATATCACGCTTAATTGCGGATTTTACAATATCCAGTAAGGAGTTACTTCCTACATAATTTGAAACGATTTCAAAGTTCGTATTCCCAAGAGTTATGTATTCCACTTCATCAGAAGTATTTTTCACGTCCACATTTTCAAATGCAGACATAGCAATTTACCCCTTTACAATTTCTTTTTCAATAGTCGGTTTCCCTTCATCAACATCCTCAGCATTCGGCAAACCCTGAATCACATCAGGCTCCGACTCAACCGCAACAATATCCTCAAACGGAAGTCCATGTTCATTTTCACCCATCGTTTTTCACCTCCTCGAACGCATCCCAAAGAGCATCATACAGAGCCGCATTATCGCCGTCAAGTTCCTCATTGTAATCGGCGAGAATCTGCCGCATTAATTCAAGATGAGAAGTATAAGTCCCGCCTTCGATTTCAGCGATTTCGCTGAACAATTTCTCACGCTCAATGAGATATTCTCGTGCAGTTTCTTCTTTCAAAGTGAACCCATTCTCGGATTGTTTTGGCTCTCCCGAATCGTCCAAAACCGCATATTCTTTGAGAAGTTCGACTTCACTCTCATGTAGCGAATAATACGACTTCATCGCAATCTCAAGAAACTTTGACCTTGCCCGACTCTGCTCCCCACGCAGTTTCATGCTCTGCAAAAACGGAATCAAAGTCACGATGTGTTTGTTTTGTAATTTAATCTTCATAAACCCTCCCCCAATTTTAAGTTGTTAATGACGTACCCATCACCGTCAAACCTGTCCCCGAGTAGCTTGAAGTCGTGCCAGTAGCCGAAATCACCCAGCCATTGTTCAAACGGGTAATAAGCTGATTTACACGAGTTATCAACTCACTGATTCTCGAAGTCACACTCGTGACCGTGCAGAAAACATTGTTGCTCACGAGGTACAAATGGTCAGTTCCGAAAGCGATTCTCGCCCGACCGCTGTCGCTCCCCCAAGCGGGAAAAGTGCCGAGTGTTGTGCCGCCAGTTGTCAATGACAAATCGGTCATTTTGACGATTCTGTTCCCGCTTGAACGGAAGTTGAATCCGTTGGTACATAAATCCGTACCGAGGTGAAATCCCGCTTGACTTCTGACTTTCGCCTGCGGGTCAAGCACAAGAACAGTCGAGAAAGTTCCCGATGAGCCAGTTCTGTAGCCGAAGGAAATGAAAGAGCCACCGCCGCTTAGGTGCATTGAAATCCCCCTAATAGAAGTGCTTTCGACCGCATAACTCCCCGCAAAAGTCCCGATATGAGAAGAGCCGTTGTAAATATATAAACCATCCGCTTGGATTTTCCCTTGAAGTGAAGTTCCGTCATACCAATTGATTTCAGTCGGCGAAATGCGGATTGAATTAGTCCACCCCTCAAGCCCGACTTGAATTGCATTGGTTGCGAGTTTGTCGGCGGTAATCGAACCCGCTCCGATTCTCGCCGCAGTCAGTGTGCCAGTCGTGATTTTCCCCGCATCAATTGCCGCAATTTTCGCACTCTGAATAGTCGCATCGGCAATCATCGCATTTGTGATGAACCCGTTTGCAATCGTGAGTTTGTACGACACCATTCGAGCCGTGATATCAAGATTATCCTCATCGTGAATGACTTTTACAACATCACCGATTGCGATACTTTCCAACACAGCAAAATTCTTGTATTCCTCTGTGCGTTCCAATGGTGCGAATTCCACAAAATAACTCGCATTCGGCTTGTCAATATGATGAACGCTGAATTCATCTCGTGCAAGTTTGCGGAGCAGTTCCAAAGCCTCACCGAGCGGAAGTGCATCTTCATCATCGGCATACATTCCGATTGCCGCCTTGACTTGCTCATATTTGATTACTCGAATTCGGGGAGTGAGATAATGTTCGATTAACGGCGAGTCAATATACTTTTCTGGTAGAAACAATCCGTCAAAACCCTGCGGCATGATTCGTGTGACCACCGTGCCGAAGTCCACGTTGGAACGATAACCAGTGAGGTTTTTCTTGTTGCGAATTGACACTCCGTTGTCGCTCCCACGCACTCGCCGCATTTCTATTCTGAAGTTATCACGCAGAATCTCACCGCCCCAACGGGACAGAAAACTGTTCCCCAAATCGCCGTTTAGAAAAGCCTCGACTATATTTCTACGCACAAACCGTGCCGAATTCACAGTAGATATATCAGAGCCACCCGTGAACGGATGCGGAAACTGAGCCGCTCCAAGAATCTGCGTTACTGCATAATCACCACTGCGATTGACTACAAAAGTGTCTTCTATAAAGTTCTGTGTCAAATCGAAAAATACATGGTACGCAACAATGTGGAAAGTGCCGCCAAGCCCCGCCTCACGCTCACTGATTCTGAACAGTTGCGGAGGCATTTCGGGAACGGGGCATTTCACGATTCGCTCTTGCAGAAGTTCATCGGCATAGGGAGCGTTGAGAGGAAAGTCGAATTCTAACGAAAAAATTCCGTTTACCTCTTCACAAACGACAGGATTTATGATATAATTATCTAAGACGGCGATTCCGTTATGAGTGAAATCGGTTTCGTTGCGGTTATAAAATGTAATCACAGTTTCACCTCGATTCTGTATTGGAGTAATGATAATGCGTAAAAATGATATTGTTTCGCTTTGGTTGGTGAATATAGATGATAGAAATAAATTGAAAACTTTTACTGAATGTTCGTATACTGAGGATGGCGATTATATCCCATCAATTTTTTCTGATTTATTTGAGTTAGAATATTATGACGAGGATTTTAGTGATGTTAGTTATGTTGGCAGAAAAGATTGTATTACAGAATTACTAAATGGCTTTTCTTACGATTATGCAATCATTCCAAAATTTAAGAAAATTATAGAGAGAAATAATGTTTGTGTTGGTGATTTTAACTCCGTTATTTTATTGTATAATTTCGAGTATCTCAACAATCAAATCTCACAAATACTCGACGACTGTACTTTTCGGTTTATTGGAAGTATAAAAATCGAATCGGGTTTACTATGCCCAATGTAATCATATATGCCTCCACCTCCCCTCAACTTCGATTTTTGTAATCCCGCTCCCAAGCGTGATATTGTTCTCGCCGACTTCCAACACAGGGAAATCCCCCTGCATATTCTGATTCTGTGCCACGTTTCCGAAATAGCAAGTTTTGAGTTCGCTGTCAAGAGTAAGATTACCTTGCAGAATATTTAGAATAATCTGCTTGCCGTTGATTGTCAAAGTCCGACTGCCATTTCCGTAAACAGTAATTTTCGGCAGAGAGTGAATTGTTCCGATGTTCGCAACCGTCCCCGATGAAGTCATTGTAATCGTTTCAACATTGCAGATATATTTGAACGGCGAACAGTTGAAAGTCAAAGCGAATTCGTACAGAGTCACCATTTTCTGCTCTTGCGGAACGGCTTGAACGGTTTTGATGTTGTAATAAACATCAGAGTCATTACTAAAATATATGGTCTTGGCGTTGAGAATAGTCGGGAGTATTTCACGAAAACGATTGTGGAAATCGCCGCCGCCGATTTCGAGTAATGCCGCACGGAAGTTGAAACGCATATCTTACCACCCTCGTAAAATTGTCAAACTGCCCTCACGACCGTCAACGGGAATAGAATTCACGATTTGCTTTGAAATCGGAATCACAGGCGGTTGGGTAATCCGCAAACCGAGGTCGGAGCGGGAGTTTATGCTATTGTCGAGAATAAATGCGTTCATGATTTTTCGCCTTTCGGGGGTTGATTTTTGAGCGGGTTGTTGATTTTTGAGCGGGTTTATGGTATGAAATAATTTATATATTTTATATGATGCGAATAAAAAATTCGGGGGGCGAAATATTATGGAAAAAACTATCATTAAGAGTAAGAAGAGCATATTTTCAATTATGCTTATTAATATATTTTTTGTTATTCCGTTGGTTTGGATTTTTTTAGCTACGATGATGATGGGGTCAGCCAGTGCGATTTCGTTTCCCGTTCCTATTAAAGAATTGTTCGATGAGTATAGTGATGGTGCTTCAGTATTTATTTTTCTATTGTTTACATGGCAGACTATAGCCTTAACTTTTACTGTTTCCCTTTTAAGTAATGCTGGTTTTGCTTTTGACCGTGTAGAGGTGACAAACAAACGTGTGTTTGTGCGTGGAATTTGGGAACGTGCTGAATTACCTATAGATTCTATCAAATCTATAAAAAGCGGAATAAAGAGTATTACTTTTTTAACGGTTTCGGGAAATGTGTGGGTTAAATGTGTTGCAAATGCGGCAGATATACATCGAGAAGTGAGTAAATTGCTTGTGGTGAGGCAGAGTAAATCTTCGGCGTGTGAATCTGGCAGTATAGCCGATGAAATAGCAAAGTTCAAAAAACTGCTTGACGACGGTGCAATTACTCAATCAGAGTTTCAAGCGAAAAAAACTGAATTATTACAGAAACTTTGAATCAAATTACAAGCAAAATAAAACCTACACTCCAACCAACCCCCTCCGCCTCAACAAAGCCAAATTTCTGTCAATTTCGGGAGCGAGTTTCCCGACAAGCGTTCCATCGTCCAACACCACCTTAATATCCAAAGCCTCCACCAACGCAGGAAACATATCCAACAATATCACGGCAATGCCGTCCAATAAGCCGCCGAAATCGCCGAGGGACACCGTGCCGTTTGCGTTATACAAACTCGTGCGAATACCCGCATCTATATCCAAATCGGGAGCGTCAAGCGTGGTTGGAATCGCCTCTTGCATGGCTTTTGACACATCGTCCATCTCTTCGGCAAACCCGACACCGATTCCGAGTGCCATGTTTTTGCCGATTAAATCACGGAATAATGTGGAGGGGGAACGGATTCCGAAAAAGTTCTTGATACTCGACACAACCCCGCCGAAAAAGCCGGATATTTTGTCCCGCAACCACGCTCCCGCATCGGAAATTCCCTGCCACAGCCCTTGAATGAGTTGCAATCCAGTCTGTGCCAATTGCGGCACTGCAACGAGAATTCCAGTAACAATCCCCGATATAATCTGCGGGATTGCTTTTACTATTTCGGCGATAATTTTCGGTAAATTCTGCACCAACGAAACGAGCAGTTTTATTCCCGCATTGATAATTTGCGGAATATTTCCGACAATTGCGTTGACTAATCCTGTGATAATTTGCGGGATTGCACGGACGATTGAAGTGATGATTTTCGGCAATGCTCCGACAAGTGACACTAAAAGCTGAATCCCTGCGTTTATGATTTGTGGGATTGCTTTTATGATAAAGTCAACGATTCCGATGATGATTTTCGGGAGTGCCGCAATCAACCTCGGCAGTGCGGCGATGATTCCGTCAGCGAGTCCGAGAACGAGTTGCAATGCCGCATCGAGTATCATCGGGAGGTTGTCAATCAGACTTTCTACGATTGTGATGACAGCATCAATTGCGGCAGGGATTAACTTCGGCAAAGCCTCGCCGAGTCCCTGTACGAGCGACACAACTATTTCCACCGCCGCCTCGACTAATGCAGGGAGCATAGTAATTATTCCGTCAACCAAACCGAATAATAACTGCGTTCCCGCCTCAAGAACAGTGGGCAGTAAATCCAAAATCGCACCCAATAACCGATTGACAATATCAATCGCACCGTTGACAATCGTGTCAATATTTGCGGATATTCCTGTGGCGATTGCAGTAATCAGATTACCGCCGACATCAATCAGTCGAGGCAGAAAAGTCGTGATAAGAGCGACAACATCATTGAAAACATCATCGAACGCCCCTGCCATTTCTTCAACAGAACCCTCACCGCTGATGACCCCGACAAACCCCTCCGACAGTGCAGAAAGGGACGGCAACATCTGCCCTAAAATCTGCGACTTGAATTCGTTTGCCATCATGCCGACCGAGATTTTCGTGTTGTTCATGACCGTGGCTAAATTCGCCATTTTACCCGCATCGGTCTGTGCTAAAACCTCATTCACCCCGCCCATAGATTCGCTGACCATGTTGGTGACGAAATCCACCCGCTCCATTTCGGAGGCGGTTTTGAACCACTCTTTCTCGGCTTGGGTCAGTTTGAACCCTTGCTTGGAAAGTCCGTCAATATTGCCGTCAATCGCCTTGCCGAGCGAGGTTGCGACATTCCGTGCCTGTTCAGACGAGGCGGTCGCTCCGTATTGATAGGCAATGTAGTCGTTCATCACAGGGAGCATATCTTCGAGCGATTCTTTCCGCTCCACGAACGAGGCGAGTTCCGCTAATGCAGTTGTTTGTGCGGTTTTGGAGACTACCCCCAACTTCTCTTGTTGCTCTGCAAGTCGCACTAAACTTTCGACTTCATCATCGGTGGCATCCATCATATTTGTCATGACTTGGGTCAGCAACGTATGCGACATCGCCGCCTCGGTTGCCATTTCGGAAGAGTCGGATATGTAGTCCGAAACCGCCGCCCCGACCGACTTCACCATGTCAACGAGAGCCTTCGCACCCACCTTGATTGCATCGGCAAGCAGAGTCGCTTTCAGAACATCGCCGAATATGGACGTTTTCTTGGAGGTTTCGTCCATTTCCTTGCCGAGTTTGTTGGTTTCCTTGCCAGTCTCGTCAATCTCGTCCCCCGCTTTGTCGACTGATTTGCCGAATTCGTCAGTCTCTTTTCCCGCAGAATCAAGGGCTTTGTCAGCTTTTTCGAGAGCCTTGTTATTGTCCCCGAGTTCCCGCTCCATGCCATTGAGTTCCGCTTGTGCCTTGTTCAGCTTGATTTGCCATTCTTGGGTTCTTTTATCATTTTCACCGAATGAAGTCGATGCGTTGTCTAATGCGGATTTGAGGGTTTCGATTTTGTCTTTCTGTGCGGTAATTTCTTTATTGAGAACGGTATTGCGGGAGGTCAGAGCGTTCACCGATTTATCGTTCTTGTCGAATTGGGAGGTCACCAATGCCATCTCACTTCAACGCATCTCGAAATGCAAAAAACCGCTATACAAAGCGGTTTGATTAGCTTTATAAGCGGTGTTTGGTGTTTATCTGGTGTTTTAATCTATGAAACGATATTAAACGATATAATATTATTTGATTTACTTTGTTAACTTTTGCAACGAATCATATATTGGGATAAGCCCTCATATACTTGGGTAAACTATTTATTATTATGTTGGTTTGAAACGGTAAAACGAAATCCTACACCTTGTTTATATAATCTAATTTTCGATTATAACGAAAAGAATAAAATCAACCGCTATATATTGTGTTTGCTATGTTTGAAAAAAATATTTTCAAAAAGGCTTGTTTTTTTTTGAAAAAGAAGGTATAATTATGAAATTAAGAAAGAGTGTACGCAATAGCAGGGTATCTCGAGTGTCCCTGTCGCGAAACGAAGGAGTAAAAGAAATGCCGCAAGGAAAGTTAATATCATTTAGAGCCGAGAACTACGCCTGTTTTTCAGACGAAGCCGAGATTTCGTTTCAAGCTTCGTCTTCGCTTAATGATAACGATGCTCCAACTGAGTCCGTTTCTGTTAAAGAGACGAAAATTGATATGCTTAATAGATTGGTTGTTTTGGGTGCAAATGCAAGCGGAAAAACAAGTATATTAAGGTCGTTACAAACATTGCTTGGAATGATAACATTGGAGGCGGGGTCTTTAGATTATATGTCAACGGTAGGGTTCGACCCTTTCAACCCTTTCCGTTTCTGCGAGGAACAGGAAGAAAAACCTACTCGTTATGAAGCAATATTCTTTATTAAACAAAATGATGAAAAAGAAGGGAACTTTTATAGATATAAAATATCAATCAACAAGAAATCGGGCGGTCTGTTAAATATTGTCGAAGAATCGTTATACGAAGTGTCGTTTGTTGAAGATGTCTATGTTGATTATAAAAAAATATTTAATAGAAATATTGATGAGGGTACTACACTCGGCGATTTCGCCGACAACGACTTTAACGGCATAGTTCAAAAGCTAAATGATATGGGTTGGTGGAAATCACTAATGTTAATTATGCTTGCGGCAATAGGTATAGAACCAGCAAAGCTTATTGTTAATTGGTGTAAAAATTCCTCATTCTTTGACAACGATGAGTTAATAATGCAAGAGGACTTAAACGAACGGTTGTCTAAAGATAAATATGAGTGGTTTAAAGAATTTGTCGAAGACAAAAGCGAAGATAGTTACCTTTCAATTGGGCAGAAAATATTAGGAAAACTTGACCCTTCGATTCAAAATATAAAGTTTGAACCGATTATGAATAATGACCGAATTATAAGTTATGATATTAGAACACTCCATTCTTATTCACCTAAAAAGGGGCTTAAAACTAATATAGAGTTCCCGATGTCGCACGAATCCGATGGAACAAAAAAACTAATATACTTGCTTCCTAAGGTTTTGCCTATACTGAAAAACGGAGGGTTGTTTATTGTCGATGAATTAGATGCGAAATTTCACCCTCTGCTTATTAAGTATTTTATACAATTGTTCTCTGACGACACTGTGAATGTAGGTAAAGCTCAAATTATATGTAGTATTCATAATGGTGCGTTACTCAATTTTGTGAGAGCAGACGAAATTTGCTTTGTTCAAAAAAATGATAAAAACAAATCTGAGATTTTTTCACTTGTTGATTATTATGATAGCGATGAAAGGCTAAAAGACAAAAGCGGAACTGTAATAACCAATTATAACTGGTATCTTGACTATTTACATGGTAGGTATGATGGTATTCAGAAAAATTTATTGGAGGCAAGTGGAATATGACGGGTAAAAAGACAAGGAAACCTAATCGAAGATACACAGTTTTCATCCCTTGTAAAACTTGTGTCCCTGAAGATTATAAAAAGTATTCTGATGCGATAGAAAGTTACTTTAAGAATGTGTCTGAATATTTAAAAAATGACAACAAAGAAATTGATATAGTTCGATTTAAATATAAGCAGAAAGACCAATGTCCTGTTAGTAATCTGAGGTCGAACGGAGTTCCTGATAAACAATTCATAATTTTAGATGGTGATGCATTTATTACGGATTTTCAAAGGGTAATCACAAGCACTGGTAGCAATTACTTAGAAGTAAATCGAGTAATTTCTAATGGTTCATTTTTGATTTGGATTTTATTGCATAAGTGTTCTAACAATAAAAATGAGTTTAAGAATTCTGAAGATTATAGAAAATGGATAAATAGCAATGGATGGAATGCAGATGATTTAAGCAACAACGGAATTGAGATAAACAAAAAAAGTTTGAGTAATGCAAAAAAACATGGCGAAAATCTAATTAAATTAAACTCAGATAATTCAATACATCCGTATACAGATGCACATAAATCTATTGATATTATTCTGAAATAAATATCTTGAAAAGAGTATGATTAGAGGTTATGGTTTATGCAAGGATTTTAAATTCACTTTCCCATACACCCCAACCTCACCTTTATACCCCTCAAAGCAATCCACCCGAGTAACATCATAAAGCGCCCCACGAAACCGCACCACCAAATCAGTCGAAAGCCCCTCCCGCCAATTCACCACAAACAAGACCTCCTCAGTGAAGGCGGTAGTCATACTCGCACGAATTTCCTTCCCCGACAATTGCCGAAAATAAGCCCACACGGGAGGACAAAGCGGGACAAGCTGTTGATTGCTGAACCCCTCGGAATCCTTGACGGTAGTCGGCAATAATAACTCGATTTTCTTGTCTTTGAATTTCATAAAATATCCCCAATCATATCGCCGAAATAAACTCATTATAATGCTCATACAACCCGACATAGCAATCAAGCAAAGCCGCCGCTCCGTCTATACGTTGACGCGGCGACTGATTTTTTACAGGGACAATATTTCCGTTGCGGTCGGTCTGAATTCCTGTGTTAGTCAAGCACCATTTCAAAATCGGATTGTTGTTATACACAACCTTGTGAGCCTGTAAATCAGAACCCAACATCTGCATCGGCAATGAGAGCGTTCTCGCCCCTTGAATGCATCGCACCATGTTGAACCCCTGCAACTGCATTTCTTCTACGAAATACCGAGCAGAATAGCTGTCATAATAAATCCAAGCGGGGAATAAATCGTAAGTCTTGACAGTCTCGGTGAACCAAGAAGTCACATCAGAATAGTTGATTGAGTTACCATCGCAGAGCCGCAATAAACCTCGTTCATGCCATTTATCATAAGGAATTTTGTCTTGCTGAACCCGCTCTTTCAAACTCTCTGAAGGCAACCAATACATCTGCGTTATATACTTTTTACGCTCTTCACAACCCCGCCGCATAAAAAGCAGGCTTGCACAAGTGAGGTCGGTGGTAATCGAAAGGTCAGCACCGCCGATACAATACGCACCTCGGAAATCTTCCAAATCAAATGTGTCGGTGTTGTTAATCGCCTCGAATGACAACCACGCAGTTTTGACGGTTTCACGGACATTGAATTCCTTGCACAGCAACCCCGACAACTCAGACGGATTCTGCTTTGCACGTTCAACTTTTGCGGTCAAATCATCTACTTTTTTAATTACCCCGAGGGCTGGATTCGCCTTGCCCCAAGACTGTGGATTCGTCCACTCATCACGATTATCAAGTTCGTACAGAATAGGCAAAAAAGTATCATCGACAATGCTACCGTCGGCGACCCCGCAAGCGTGAGCGTACATATCGTCGAATATACACTCCCTCACCGTCCCCGCCGTCGAAATCATCACCAACAGCGGTTGCCGCCGTGCCGACTGCGATTGTTGCAGAGTGATTCGAGCAAGTTTGGATTAAGACTGATGTCGGGATTATAAATATTACCCGCATTCAAATAGGTCTTATGATGTGCGATTTCGGCGGGATTTCCGCACCGCTCACAGATGTAATTTTTGCTTAATAAAAACGCTTTCGACAGCCGTCTCCACGCCTTTGAATCGTAAAATTTCATATGCACCTCTCGGCAGATAATGACTTCAATAAACAGTCAATCACACGCTCCAATTTTGATGTGTTTGAATGCTCCCCGAAGTACCACAACTGCAATATAAACCTCGCCGCCGTTTTCGCTATTGGGGAATAATCCCCAATAGTCGAATAGCCAGTTTTATGTGTCAAATATGGCGGAATCGCCTCAATCAAAGGCAGTATAATGTGGTCGTTATCATCGCCGTCAAGCCGAAGAATATCACGAGCCTCGTCTATTGACATAATCATGACGTGGTCACCGTCAGCTTAATAAACGCCTCGGGGACAATCGGCTTGCCGTCTGCAATAGTCAAAGCACGGAAGTCGATTAATCCATTAGCAAAGCCGCTCTCCCGACTGGTTTCGATTGCCACACCCTCGGGAATATTCACCCCGTAATACTTGAAATTCCCGAACAAAATAATGTTGTTGGGCAGGTTATCATCGACAACAATCTCGAAACCGAACAGGCGGCGAACACTTCCGTTTTGTGCATCAGGAATGAGAATCAAATCGCCGTTGTCATTTTTTGCGGGATATATTGCAGTGAATAAAGTCGAGTTATTCATCGCAAACTTCGCACCATTGGAATACCCCGAGGGAAGTTTTGCAATGGTTTTGAGTATGCCGTCAACGATATTTGCGGCGGTAGTAGACAGGCTGTTGCTCGTGTTCCAAGTAATCCCCGAAAGCAGTCCTTTCGGTTGCCCCGAGCCTGTTCCCGAAACAATCGCAACATTTATAGCCTCGGTTATTGACTTTGACAGCTCCGATGTGATATAATGTTCAAAGGCAGAAATCGTCATTCTTTTCGCCGCCGCCGACATAGAAAGAATTTTGATGAGTTCAAATGCCGAGAAAGTGACATTGTGTGTAGTCACATTTTTGCGTTCGACTGCCGCACCCTCAACGTGCCATTGAGCGGAATCGGTAGGTGTTCCGACAGGGACAGCGAGGTTGGCGGGTACGGAAAAGTGCCGCACTTCATTCCACAGACCGCCCTCGGGACGGATACCCTCGATAATTGTGTTCAGTGTGTTAGTCGGGACGACTGCCGCCGATGATGTAAGCGTGTTGAACGATTCCGCTCTTTTTTCGGACTTGGCAAGGTTGAAAGCCCTCACCTCGGATTCGGTCAGTGACTGCCCCAACAGCGATTTATAGAACGCTGTTCTATACTCGGGGGTTGCGTGTGTGTCGGTTGAAGTTACATCCTTTGCAGTGTCAAAAACTGCACTTGTAATCGGGTTAAATTTGTTCATGCTATTCTCACTTTCTGCGCTATTACGCGCCTGTACATTTGTTTGCGGATATGCCGCACGGTTCACGATAGATATTTCATAAACCGCACTGATTGCCGTGATTGTTGTGGAGCGGGTCTGCTCGTCAACGTCTTGACTGCCGATATCAAAGGCGAATGACATTTGACTTAAATCGCCACGCTTGACTGCTTCATAGACTGATTTCCCCTGCTCTGTGTCGGGCAATTCTGCTCTCATTTCGAGACCTTTTTCAGTGACAGTAAGTCCTAATGTTTTCGGACTTCGAGCAAGCGGGACACCTGTTCCGTTATGGTTGACTAACAATGTTATGTCGCTTAAATCGACGCCGTCAAGAGCCGTGGGTGCGATTCTTTCGGTGTAGTCGCCGATTTGTGCAGGGCTGTCAAAAACAATCGCTGTCCCCTCAACTATGAGCGGTTTGTCGCTCGCTCTAACCTCATAATTTCGTGTTTGCATTAATTTTCCTCACTTTCAAGTTGATATTTATTGATAATCGCTGTATCAGCGAAATTCAAACTTTGCAGACGTTTATCACCGTCCTCGACCTCGGGCAGAGCCAAAAGCCGCCGAGCCTCGTTGATTGAAATAATGCCGTAGGGTAGAAGATTACTCAACAAACTGATTCTCGTTTTCGCAGAAGAAAATTCTAATCTTTCTGCAGTAAAAGTCACCTCAACCCCGCATTTACGAGTAAATTCTAAAGACATCTGCAACGCGAACGGCTCAACTACAGATTCATAAAAAGCCGCAAATTCGTCCTCGGAATATTCACCGCTGACGATTTTCGGCGATATTCCCAAGTAGGAATAAATCTGATTGTTAATCGCATTAATCTGCTCCACAGGAACGCTGTATGGCGTTGTATTAGTCGGGACAAAATCGTAGCGTTGGTCGGTCGCGGCGACACCGCCTGTATTGGAAAGATTGTAATAATCAGAAATAAACTGCTCTTTTTCGATTTTCACTTGTGCGGGGTTCACCAACGAAGTAAACTTCAACACACCCCGAATATTTACCGCATTCTTGGCGGCTTTTGAGGTCGCTTGCGTGAGTGTTTCGGCGGTATCAATCAGTGTATGGAGCGGGGAATTATCACTGCCGAGCAACTCATTATTAAGAAAATGCCGCCTTAAATGAATTATATCGTGGTAGTCGAAAGTGACTTGCTTGCCGTCTGTGAAGGTCATTTTGATGTAGAGGTTATCATCACGGCTTTCAGAACTGCCGATAAATTCCACAGCCGAGGGGTTGAGATTATAGAGGGATTCTATACCCGATTTGCCTCGCTGAATCAATATGAAACTGTTATTCCGAGTGAAGTAAGCGGAGGCGGTTTTGTAGATGAAGTCATAGGCGGTCATGTAATTATTCGGTGTGATTTGAAGCAGTCGCTCAAGATGTGGACAATTGTCCCTATCTTCCGAATGAGCCTTTAATTTTGCACAATGCCGAGCGATTGAATCCACGGCGGAGCGGAAAGCGGCGTTATATTCAGCCGAGCCGCTGAAGTTTGAAAAAGTCGACTGAATTTCAAAGTTTATGTGTTGCGGGGACTTTTTTTGAAACAATTTCGATAGAGAAAACACAGTGTTTATGCCCTTTCTTTGATATTTTTGATTTGTTTAATTTTTCGCTAAAAAGTTTTGAAATCGCTATGGGGAGGAAAAGTTAGCCCCGACACCGCTGATTATAAGCGGGTTTGCGGCAGTCAGACCGGGGGGATTAGTTGCTCAAGTGTAGTTGGTGTAGTTTGGTGTATTTTTGTTTTACAAACTACACACCCGAAAAAGCCTTTATTCATGCGGATATTTATGCTCGTGGTGTAGTAGGTGTAGTTTTTTCCCTATTCTTTATATATATTATTTTCTTTATTTTTCTCAAATTCATATATAGAATATAGGGGATAAACTACACAATGTACACTTTTCGGCTCTGTGATTGCTTTCGCAGACGGTGTATATTCCCGATTTGCACCTTGGCAATGTACACAACTACACTTTACCGCTATAAAGTCAAAACAGGAAATCATCATCGGAATCATCGTCCTCATCGTCACGATGCACACGTTTGGTAATGCCGAATACAGCAACTTTTTGAACAGTTTTTGTCTTCACCCCGAGTGATTTCAAAGTCTGCGTGATTGACTTAGGTGTTGCCCGAACGGCGGCACTCATTTTAGTAAACTCATAATCCTGCATGATGTCTTTGGCGTATATGAACTTCTCCGGCGGTGTCTCAGGATATAAGTCATATAGTGATTCAAGTGCATAGTGCAACTCTGATTTCACCCGATGTTCAGCGTTGGCGGCAGACACCTCTGCAATTTCATCTTTGCTGTACCAGTAGGGAACGCCGTCCGACTTCATCTTGTAAATTTGTCCCCACAATCCCGCTATATCGACATCATGATTGTAGTTAATCTCAATACACGGAATGACAGTATACCGCCTGTCCCCTGTGGTATCACGCAAAAACTCATCATCATTGACTGAGGCACACAGGCACATTCGCCGTTTTATGTCGGTTGCCTCTCTGAAATAAGGCGGTCGCAGTCGGTCAATTTTGCGGGTAACATATGCCTTGATTTCTTCTTGGTCTGATTTTTTGAAAGTGGCGGCGATTTCTGCCCACTCGACAAGGAGTGATGTGGCTTGCTCTAAAATGTGGTCTTTATTCTTCAAATCACAGGTTCTGCCGGGCAATGTGTAATTATCGCGCCGCGCCCACTCCGGCATAAGGTTCATCAGCCATGAGGATTTCCCGTCACCCTGCGGACTTTTCAACACAAGCATGAAATGTTGTGCAGTGTCGTCCTCATCATCGCTTGTAGACACGTTGGCTTGTTGCAACAAGAACTTTTCGATATATTTCCGCTTGATTGCATCGGGCAGAGTTGAAATCAAAGTGCCGCATAACATCTCGACATAATCACGACCGTCATAGTTTCGCAGACACTCTTCCAAATAATCCTTGAACGGATTATAGCGTACACGGCGAGCAATTGAGAGCAACATATCATCGAATTTGTTGACAGGAATACTCAACCCTTGCTTGTCGCACAAGTCGCGAATATGCGAGTAGAAATACTGTAACCGTCCTTGTTTTTCGCCGCATTTCCACACTTCCGGCGACTGCTTAATAAGGTTGAACCGCAACTCCAAACCGTAATGCTTTAACAGTAACAGCATATTTTCTTCTACAGGGAGAAATTTATAACTGCTCACTAAATCAAGGTTATCATGTTCATTTAAATACTCGGACAGTCTGCAAGTTTTCTTGTCTTTTGCCTTGCTCGATGTGTCGGGCAGATAGGTGACCGAAATATACAACGGGTCAAAATGACATTGTTTGGAGTCGAGTTTGCGTAAATCGTCATAGTCGTGTGAATTGTACACGGCAGGGTCAACATAGTTATGCCGTTTTATTTCTCTGTGAAAATACTGTCGAGCATTTTTGTAAACGGTATCTTCCTCGGATTTGCCAAGGCGAGGCTGACACTTTTCGCAGAATTCGTTATAACGGCGGCGGGTGTCAACGGTGTCACCATATTTTTTGAGCAATTGCTCTGCACGGTGCAATAATGTAGAATTGCGGCTGCCCTCGGGAATAGTTTTACTGCGAGGAGCGGGTTCTGTACCCTGTGGACAATCGACCACAGGGTCAAGCGATAACAAGTTGTTTTCCTCTGTGAATGTACCCCTCTCCCGCATAAATTCTGACAAGTTTTTGCTCCCTGCAACATATGTCACTACAGCATCTTTGACACCAAAGTTTAACTGAGCGGGACTCTTACGCGCCGTTAAAATCATCTATCGAAAATAATTCTGTATTATTGATTTCCCCGAACGTCAACCATGTACTTTTTGCAGTTTCGCGGATATTAAAATCCTTTGTTAAAATGCCTGTTAAATCGGCGGGGTTATTCTTTGCACGTTCAACCTTAAATTGCAAATCCTCTACTTTTTTAATACTGCCTAAAGCGGGGTTGGCTTTAATCCATGCGCGGCTGTCCGTCCATTCCTCGCGGCTGTCTAATTCGTAAAAAACAGGAAAAAAGCTGTCATCTGTAAAAGTTCCGTCCGCAACACTGCAAGCATAATTGTACATATCATCAAAAATGCACTCCCGCACCGTTCCCGCCGTGGTTATCATAATTAAAAGCGGCTGTCTGCGGGTTGACTGTGACTGCTTTGTGACTTCATACAAATTCCTATCGCGAACGCCGTGCAACTCGTCAATGATTACAAGGTGTGCATTTAAGCCGTCAAGCGTTTCACTGTTGCGGCTTAGTGGCTCGATTTTTGAAAAAGTCCCCTCATGGAATAAATCCGTTTTACGCTTGCGGATATGCTTTTTTAGTAGCGGGTTTTGCCGTATCATGTTATGTACTTCGTCAAAAACAATTCGCGCCTGTGCGTACTTCGTAGCGGTTGAATAGATTTCCGCGCCGCCCTCGCCGTCCGCTAACATCATGTACAATGCGATTCCCGCCAAAAGTGTAGTTTTACCGTTTTTGCGCCCCACAAAGAAAAGCGTTTCACGAAAACGCCGCAATCCGCTTTCCTTATCAAACACACCAAAAACGCTCTCAATAAATGCTTTTTGAAACAACTCTAATTTAACAGGAGTACCCGCCCATTCGCCTTTGGAGTGCTTGCAGAATTTTTCTATAAACTCAATAACTCGATTACTTTTTGCAACATCAAGAAAGTATTTACCGCCATTTATTTCGTCTGTCAATTTTTCATACACTTTCAATAAACGCTTACAAGCGGGAATTTTCCCGCTTTGTAAAAGTGTGTTGTATTCGTGAATATACCCCATTTACTCACCCTGCTTTATAAACGCCGTTAATTCGTCAAAATCGCTTTGTAGCTGTGTCTTTGGTAACATATCCGTCAACTGCTTTATCAGTGCAGAATAACGCTTGCAGAGTGTATCATAATTGCGGACTTCACTGCTGTCAACCTCTAACTTTTTCTTACATTCCCGCAACGGTTTTTTTAGAAAAAGTATTTCGTCAATTAAATACTCGGCGGCTGTCTGTTTTTCGGCGGGTATTAAATCTCTTATCTTTTCAAGCCGTTCTTGGTCTTTAGTTTTTCGCATAGTGTTACACTCCTAATATAATTATTAAATCAATTTTTATCCTATACCCCTACAAAAAGTATATATTTTTTCAAATATATTAAGGTTGAAAAATGTACCCCTTAAAACGAACGCTAACAGGCTTTTTAACGCCCTTAAATTTTCAAGTGTTAATTGACTTCAAACAGGGTTAAGGATAAAAACAGACTATATTTTATATACTCTGACTTATTACAGTCAAGAGGATAAATTTTGACTTAACTACTATTCAACTTTCAACATCTAACCCACATATCAAACTAACTTACTTCTATGTTTATTAAAAGTTTCAGAATTTCATGGAGAGGAAAAGTACAGTCCTACGTCGGTGTAATGAGGGTATAAAAAAATGGTGGAATAGGGGGAGTAAAATGTCAAATTATGTCTTGACATTTTGGGTTTGATAGATTATAATTAAATCTATAACTTGATTACATTTCCCGCTTTCGTCAAAACCTATTCCCGCCGCCGTTGCGGTTGAATTAGCTCCATGCTCTGAATTATGACAAGTCAAACAAAGACACTCTAAATGCTCAATATTCAACGCTATTTCGGGATTGCGGACGTTGAAATTATCAAGATATATTTTGTGGTGTGCGATTTCCCCCACGCCGCCGCAACGCTCACAAATATAATGCTTTGATTGTAAAAACAACCTTGATAACTTCCGCCATTTTTGACTGTTATAAAAATCACTTTTCATAAGTCAACGCTTTCAACAGACTGTCAATAACTTTGTTTAATTTTTGAATATCTGCGCTTTCGCCGTAATACCACAACTGCAAAATAAACCCCGCCGCCGTCTTTGCAAGCGGTGAATATTCGCCGTCCGCGACATATCCCGCCGTAATATCCAAATAAGACGGAATAGCCGCAATTAACGACTGAATTTGTACATCATTATCCGCGCCGTCAATGCGTAAAATATCCCGCGCTTGCTCAATCGTAAAAATCATGTTATTTTCAATCATCACCAATTGTCAACTTTGTAAAAGCACC